GTTTAATCACCGCCAGCACATGCGAAGCTTGCTTCGTTTGCGCCAGGTGTATTCACAGACACGGAAAGCCTCCCTTTCGTTACAAGAGGCTTCTGCACCAGTATTGACTGGCCGGTTGCTATTACGGCGTTGTTCATCGGCAGAGCACCCCTCAGAAAAGAATCTGAGGAGCATGCTCCATCCGTCGATAACGCGTCGAACTTTAATAGGCTGGACTACCCAGACTAAGAACTCAGGCTTTTGAAGGTCTAAGTTCCATCTGATAGGCAGCTTGCAGGGTGTGGGTACATAAAGAAGAGAAGGGGCCGAAAGGCCGACCTGACTTCTGTCGGGGATTTGGCCATAGATGGCCATCAGCCGACTCGTGATTAAATCACGACAGCATAAGTACCGACGTTCGTGACATGAATTTGCGTAAGCGATCCATGACACGTACGACTCCGGGCAGCGGCGGGACGACCAAAGCGTGCGTATTCGCACAGGCGTGACACAGTGCCCTTTAAAGGCATCCATGCCACATGATTCTCGGAAGAATCCTTTGGTACAACTCTTATCGCGGTTTATCTTTAAACCAAACGATTCGAGGATGGTCATTGCGTGCTCGGCCCAGATGGCCGGTACAATGACGTCGTCGCCATACACATAAACGTCGGCGGGATCGAACTGTTCGTCCCAGACGTTCGCGCTCAACACTTCCAACCCTGCACGAAGCAGGGCCCATACAGTTAACGCCAATATTGGGAAGCACAATGCTGAACCCATTGGGGCAAACTTATGGAACCTAACGATTTCATCGTTTGGAAGTATTGTTCCACAACTTCTCGTTGCACACAGGGCGCCGTATAGGCGACCCGGGAACAACAAGCGAACTAGGCCCAACGTAACGCGATCTGATGCCTCATTGAGGTCCAAAGTCGCGTACTTGCCGTTGAACGACCCTTGCAGGGCCGCGAAACGGTTTGGCTGCTGGTCCGTGAAGCGAACATTGTCTCGGGTGAGACGATGTTTCTCCACGTGAGCTACTAAGGCTCGCGATATACCTTGTTGAATCCACTGGTTAGCCAGAGGTTCGCAAGATATTAATCGCGGTCCGCGCGAATCCTTCGGTACAAGGACAACCTTGGCGAAGTCTTCGTTACCACCCATGCCGACTATCTCGGACATGGCGTCACATACATGCCCTCCAGACGCATAGAAATATTCGTCCAGTGGGTATTGGTCGGTAATACGATCAGGTACATTAGTCCATTTGTACTTGCCTGAGAGCCGTTCTCCTGTTGAGACGGCGCCGGGCCCGTGCTTAGGAAAGATGTCCTGTTCGTCGAAGCTATGTAATACCTTCCAAAGAAGGATTCTAGCTTTTCGGACAGTACGAGAAGCCCAGCCAGGAGTGATCCCAGCATAAGCTTTGATACCGTCTTTTGCAATAAGATCCACCGCGAGGTGGAACCTTTGCGAGTAGTCACAGATCTCATCTTCCGTCTTTTTGAAACGGTCGATGACATCTCGTTCGAGTTGAGGGTCATAGGGCAGCTCTAATTTATAGAACATATAACAGAGTTGCCGCAGTGACTTGACGCTTGTTACACAAGCATTAGGAAGAACATTCCCGTCGTTGTCGAGAACCTGTCGGAAAAGCTCCCCGAATAATTGAGGGAGTTTACTGTTCGGCTGAGGTTTGAATCCCAGCTTTACAGCGTCCAACGGCTCACAACAGGATAAGGCCTTGTCAAGCGCCTTACCAAGACGAGGAAGGGATTTTGTTAAGAATCCCACGCCTTCCTGCCGGATTCTCCTTTTCACCTTATCAAGGGTGTATCGAAGGTCCGTGAGGCTGAATACATTACTGTGCAACGTTTGCACGTCGCGTAGCAATGCGGTGATTACTTCACTGTAATCAAGGCTCTTAATTGTCTCCGTCATAGGATGACATCCTTGAGCATGTAACGCATTGACACGAAACACAGATCCACCGCACTAAAGACCCATATGGGTTGCGTGCGATTTAGAACGATAATACACAAACACTGATATTGAGCCGAACTAATCCTAATTAACGTTTGACTATAAGGGGCAAGGATAACCCCCGAATTGCTAGGCTTGGAAGCTTTGCAATATAGCCAGCGCCTGAACGGCGCCGTTAACAATACTTTACTCGAGACAAATCTCGAGGAGTACTGGATAGTTCGAACAGC